GAGGTTAAGGCTAAGACAGTTGGCAAGGTAGTTGGTACGAGTGATAACTCTGTGACAGCTCCCAATGCTAAGAAAGTAGAAGTAACTAATAACACGCTCCCTGTTTGGTCAGTGTTGGTAATCATTGCACTGGCTAGTTTAGTCGGTTGGTTATCTCCTCGTCCTGAATGGATTAAGCGTGCAATCAAAAGGAAAACCCCATGAGCAATAAACAATACTTAGAGTACGACCCAGTGACAGGAAACATAACCGATGGCAATGGTTCATTAATAGCAAGCCATCCTGCATTTATTCCTGTGAAGGTAGAGACTGGCAGCGATGGAACAGAGAACATCATCAAGCTAAAAGACGCAGGCTTTACAGCCGAAGAAATTATCTTACTTAAAAAGGCAGGTTTATAATGAGCAACATACAAAAAGATACAGTAGCAGCATCAGCAACGGGTAATACATTAGCACCCCAAGGTAGTCCCAAGTCATTCAACATCGGTTATGCAGTTGTCGTAACTGGCACTATCACATTCGTAACTGAGGTTACTTACGATGGCACAGTCTTCCATCCATTGGATGCTAGTGGTGTGATAACTTTATCTGGTGGAGTAACAAAACCATTCTCAGGTATTCGTGCGCGTAGTACTGCAGGAACTGGCACCTTAGTCTTAACAATAATCGAGGATTAGTAATGTCCATATTAAGTAAAGCAGTAGACCAAGTTGGTGTCGGTGAGTCCGAGGCCATTGGCATAGAAGATACAAACGATATTAGAATTTCGTATGCGTGTGGCATAACTGGAACAGTTAACTACACCGTGCAACATTCGTTAGATGGCATAAGGTTTTTTGATAATGCGGATAATGCGAGTAAGACTATTGATGGTGATGGCAACTATGTGTTTCCTGTACGAGCTGTACGGGTTAAAGTTAATTCAGGTTCTGGCACCGTTCAGTTATACCTAAGACAGTTGGTGGTTTAGATGAGTAACTTAGGCGGTAACTCACCATCAGAAGATACAGATAGAAGTAATAACCTGCAAGGTGATAAAGGTGACACAGGGGCTACTGGCGCAACAGGTGCCCAAGGCGACCAAGGTATTCAAGGTGAACAAGGTGATGAAGGTGAAGCAGGTTCAGGCACAGTAGCCACAGTTGTTGGTGGGACTAATTGTTCTGTGGATGCAGCTGATGCAGCAAACCCCATTGTCAATGCTGACACACAAGTAACGAACACAACCAAAGGTGACATTGAAGGTTACAGTACAGTAGCTGAACGTATCCCGGTGGGAACCGACGATGATGTATTAACAGCTGACAGCACCGCTGACTTAGGCGTAGCTTGGAAGACTCCTGCAGCAGGTGGTGATGTAGCAACAGATACTATCTTCGATGCTAAGGGCGACTTAGCCGGAGGCACAGGCTCTGACACAGCTGCAAGACTTGCAGTAGGTACTGACGATTTTGTTCTTACTGCTGACGCAGCAGAAGCTACTGGTATGAAGTGGGCTGCAGCTTCAGGTGGAGGAGGAGGTGCGCCTGTGACTATGTTCACTCAGAAGTTCAATACTCCTGACTCTTTCTCACCTACAGCTGTAGCCACTAAAGGGGCTGTGTGGGTTATGAGTTCTGACTTATTGCTAGAGAGTATTGTGATAGCTACAGGAGGAAATGCAACAGCTACGTATAAGCTTATGATATGTGAAGTATCAGGCTCTACTCATATCATAGATGTTATATTATATGACTCCGCAGTATCAGCTGCTGAGTCTACGAATAACTATAGGACATTTGTGCCCAGTGGCGGTGTAACGCTTCTAAGTGGTAAAACTATAGCGATAATTATAGTACGTACGGACGGTACAGGCACAAGCGTATGCCAAATAAGTCATCAGGGTGACTTACAAGTAGCGGTTGGTATAATGACCCCTTCGGGAAGCCTACGTTTTGCGGGAACTAACCCTGTAGTAACTACAGCACTAGGCACAATAGTATCAGCCACTACCAGTATAAATGCTAGATTAGGTGTGAGGATATAACTGTGGCTGACTTCAAGATTAACTACAAGGGTACTAGCTGCCGGGGAACTACGTTCCTCTACTACTGTGGCAAGTGTACTCACGAAGTAGAAGTGACGCATTCTGCAAGTGAAGACCCCACGATTGTGTGTACGGAATGTTTGTACACCATGAACAAGAAGCCTACTGCAGTGAACTTGGATGCAGACTTCCATGATTGCAGTAAGGCACATAACATAGGGTGGGATTTATAATGGGAAGACGAAGCAGAAACGATGCAGAGGAGCGACTACAAGAAGCACTGAATGAACACTTGCCGGAGGAAGAAGGTAAAGTAGTAGCAGCAGAACCAGAGCAAGCACAAGACATTAAAGAAGTCAACAAGCTGTCCTTGCGTCCCAAGGTAGGAGATGAGTTGCCAATTGTACAGCGGCTAGTTGGTTGTACCAAGGCTCTCTTCTATGAGCATAGACATCAAACCACAGTGGAGACAGATGCCCCGTATTGCCTCAAGGCAAACGACCATGAGTTCAAAGGTGTGGTGTACAAATCGATGTACTTAATCTTCATGAGCTGTGACAGTGAATATGAAGCAGCAATCAAGTTGTTGGGTAACTATCAACATTGGACTAAGCTTAAGCGATGCACATGGTTCATGCCATACGTTGAAGAGTGGAATGCTGAGTTAGTACTACGTGAGTCAGCACTGGCCAAGAGTAAGTTAGTTGCATTGACTGAAGCAGGTAATGTTACAGCAGCCCGTACACTTCTGAACACTAAGAAGATTGCAGGTGTAGGCAAGCCCCCTAAGAAGGGCAAGCGAACTAGCGATATCATCCCCGGAGATTTAGAGGAGATGTTAGAGAGAACAGACTTCAAGGATAGCAAACCAAACTAGGAATTATAATGGAATTGATTTTAGCGGTGGCTGCAGGCCAAATAGCAGTAATAGGTTTACTGTTTAAATGGCTGCAAGTACAAGTTCGAGATAACAAATTGAGGGTGGATAAGATGTCAGGTGAAACATATACGAAGGAAGAAACGAACGACAGAATAGACTTAAAACTCAAACCGATTGAAGTGGGCATCGAGCATGTTCAGAAAGAGATACAAGAAATTAAACATATGATAGGCAGACTACTTGATGAGAAAAACAAGAACTAAGGAACCAACAATAGCAGAGCTAAAGTTAGAGCAGTTGCGTGAACGCTGCTTGAACTCTCTGTTTGCGTTCGCCTGTGCTGTTGAACCTCATCGTGAATATGGGGAATGCCACAGGGACTTATATGATTTCTGGCAGCAGTCAGAGATAAACGATATCGATAATACCTTGGCACTCTTACCCCGTGACCATCAAAAGTCCCATTGCTTAGCCGTAAGGTGTGCGTGGGAAATCTATCGTAACCCGGCCATTACTATCATCTATGTCTCTGCGACATCCGGCCTTGCAGAACGTCAGTTAGTTGATATACAAAACATACTTGAGTCACGATTCTTCAGGCAGCTTAGCCCTGATATGATTCACAATGACAAAGGTAAACGAGCCATGTGGAATACCACAGGCATTAGTGTTGACCATCCCGATAGGGATAAGGAAGGGGTTCGTGACCCCACTGTTGCAACTGCAGGGTTAACCACTAACACCACTGGGTGGCATTGCGAATTCTTAGCAAAGGACGATGTAGTTATACCAGAGAACGCTTACACCATTGAGGCTCGTAAGAAGGTAGAGGCCAACTGTTCACAGCTTGCTTCAGTGCTTACAACTGGTGGTACAGAGTGTGGTGTGGGTACTAGGTATCATCCTAAAGACCATTACTCTACATTAAAAAACATGGTAGAATCGGTACATGATGAAGTGACTGGCGAGATAATTGATGAGCGTGCAGTGTATGCCGTACATGAACGTCAGGTAGAAACACATGGTGTGTTCTTATGGCCACGTAAAGCTCGTAAGAGTGATGGTCATATGTATGGCTTTGACTTTGCACAGCTAGCCCGTAAGAAGGCCAAGTACAAAGATAGACTTCAGTTCTTTGCACAGTACTACAACAACCCGAATAACTTGGAAGACCGCGCTGTTGAGCGTGAGCAGTTCGTGTATTATAAACGTGAACACATTTACATGTACCAAGGTAACTGGTACTACGGTAAGAGTGGAAAAGGCTACGATGGCCATGAAGGCCGCAGGTTAAATATCTATGCTGCAATGGATTTTGCATTCAGCAAAAGTAAGAAGGCCGATTACACTTGTATCGTAGTGATAGGCGTTGACTATGAGTTCAATGTTTATGTGCTTGACATCGTCAGGTTCAAAACCAGTAAGACCTCCGTGTACTTCAGCAACTTTAAAGAGATGCTAATCAAATGGGAGTTCACCAAGCTACGTGCCGAAGTGACAGCAGCACAGGAAGTTATTGTGCAGTCCCTGAAGGACAGCGTAACAACTGAGGGTTTGCATTGCAGGATTTATCCTCATCGCCCTAACAAGTATGACGGTGCGAAAGACGAACGTATGGAAGCAGCATTGCTGCCCAAGTATGACGATGGTACTATCCTCCACTACCAAGGTGGGCTATGTA